TTAACAAACTTTACGAACATACATTCGGGTAGTTATAACTAACTCCAGTCAGCTCAACCTAATACTTTATCACTTCACCGATTTAACGCACTAAAGCGTCAGCCCATCATATTGGGCCCGCCCAGATACTCGACTGAATATCCAAGCAGGCCCATATATGAATAAAGGAGGATAAGCCCGCCGCCTTAGTAGCTCAAGTACAGCGGGTAACGTTTCACGTGAAACATTGTTAGGAACCGAACTATGTGAATTGTCAGAATATTCTGAATTTAATTATTTGTAGAAAAATGCTTGTATTTCGTAGAAATGTGTGATAAGATATAGATAGTTAAAGAACAGCAAAACACAGACACAGAACAGGAGGACACGTTATGTACAAGAAAGAATTGAAAGAGCGTTTTAGGGAAATGGTTATTCGGCAGGCTATACTTGCCATAGAAACTGATGATATTAAAACTACTATGTGGATATGCCTATATTATTTTGATGGTCTGAATGATGCGGTTTACGCCACACGGCAGTATGATAGTTCTATGAAAGGTATTTCTTGCGACAACTTTAGTTATATTTTTAAAAGTATTGTAGAATATAGAAAGCGTTGATGTGTTGTATAAAAATGTAGATGATTATATCAACGGGAGGCTAAAATGAGCAGAGTGGTGGACATATTGTTTTGGAAATGCGGCCCAGACCGCTTCCGTAGATTAAGAAACGTTTCACGTGAAACATTAGGTGGGTTGAAAAATCAACCCGTCAAACTTATTGGTGAACCATGGAGGACAACAGGTGACCTTGATGCTTCCGAAAACGTTGGTATTTACCGTTTTGAAAACGGTACTCGAGGAGTTGTAGTTGTGACACCTTACAGGGCGGGCACAAATTATGTACGGTTTTACAGACTGATTGAAGAACCGAGAGGAGTTTTAAAGGATTACTTTGATAAGTGGGGACCAGCACCTTGGGAGGTTGATAATGATAAGTTTTAGAGAGGTGAATTAACATGTTTGAAATAGCAATAACTTTAGTAATAGGAATGATTATAGGGTTTTTTATAGGCGCAGTTTGTAGTGCAGAATAGGAGGTATTATGAAAAAGGATATTTTGAAACTTAGAAGGATTTGAAGGTTGAATTTAAACTGTAAAACATGTCCTATAAGATTGTATTTTACTAATAGTGTAGCGACAATATTATGTAATCTAGCTAATAATTTGGAATTTGAAACTATAGATAAAATAGAAAAATTTTTATTGGAGGAGGATTTTAATGAACGTTGATTTGAAATGGCCTTTAAGGTCCTACAATCCGTATATGTTAAACACATATGACTCTGACGATGTATACACAGAGTATCGCAAACAGCGCAAGGCCCTTCAGGCCCGTCTCAGAAAAATGCGGGGAACAGATTTTGAGAAGTCAATGGAATACAAAGCGTTGCGCAAAGTTGCCTACAGGCGTATGACTCGCATGAAGGAAGAACAGTTTAAATCAGATTTATCAACTATAGTAAAAGAAGGGCTGTTTAATCCACGCACAACTCCAGAAGGATATGAATACAATATATCCAAAACTTTAGAAGCTTTACACGCACGCAACTACAATTTTGTTACTAGAGAGAACTTGGAAGATTTTGGTAATTTTATGGCAGAGTTTAAGTCGGTGGCAGAGTCGCTAGGATATGACAGTGCAGAAGTGGCAGATGCCTGGGGCGAATATATTGACAGTGGGAAGGACTCTACTGCGTATGTGTATAAACATTTTGAAAAATGGCTTGCAAAGCGACTTGGACGCCGTTAAAAGTTTCGTGAAACAGGCTGGCGCGCTGATAAAGCGTCAGCCTGATTGTGCTATCAGATATAAAAATATTGTAGCGGCTTTTGATATTGAAACCTCGAGGCTGGAAGATGTTGAACAGTCCATCATGTATATATGGCAGATTGATATTGACAATCGGTTTGTTGTATACGGGAGAACATGGGACGACTATATATATTTTTTGCGTGAAATTGAAAGTGTTTTAGAAAATGCTGAGCATATTATATTATATGTTCATAATTTAGCCTATGAGTTCCAATTTTTGTCAGGCGTCTTTTATTTTAAAAAAGATGATGTGTTTGCGGTTGACAGCCGGAGGCCTTTATATGCTCGATGGGATAACCATATCGAATACCGCTGTAGTTACATTCATAGCAATATGAGTCTTGAAAAGTTTTGTCAATCTGTGGGCGCTCCTATAACAAAAGGAGTGGGACTGCTTGATTATGATAAAGTGCGGTTTCCGTGGACGCCTTTGACAGGTGTAGAGTTGGAATACTGTATTAGAGACGTATCGGCTCTTGTGGCCGCTATTAAGATTGAGATGAAAAAAGACGGGGACACATTAGCTACAATACCTTTGACGTCGACAGGTTATGTTAGGCGGGAATTTAAACAGGCTTTGAAACCGCACCGTAAAATGATACAAAAAATGTTTCCGAAGAGGGAATTATACACACAACTGCGCTATGCGTTTAGAGGCGGGAACACGCACGCTAATAGATGGATAGTCGGTGAAATCTGGGATAATGTGCACAGTTACGATAAAGCGTCAAGTTATCCATCACAACAGTTAAACAAAAAGTATCCTGTGGGATTTTTTAAAAAACGCAACATAAAAACTATTGCAAAATTGAAAGATTTATGTGAGATGCACAGTTATTGTTGGCTTGCTGAAGTAGTTTTTACTAACATAAGTTTGAAAGATGAAACATGGGGCTGTCCATATATCCCATTGAGTAAAGTTAGAGATTTAGTACAAGGTGATAATTATGTTTTGGACAACGGCAGAATAATATCAGCTGATTGTCTAACTTTGACTATAACAGACATCGACTACACAATTTTGGAAGAGGAATACAATTTTGATTTAGAAATAAAGCAATGTTGGACAGCGTTTAGCGATTATCTGCCTGATGAATTTAGGGATTTAGTCCGCAGACTTTTTGTGACAAAAACGGAACTGAAAGGGGTTGACGATTACTACTACATGAAAAGCAAGAATAAGTTTAACAGCCTATACGGCATGACAGCCCAGGATCCGGGGAAGTTGGAATATATATTTGATGGGATGGAATGGCGTGTCGATGATAAAGAAGTTGATGAAATTTTGTACGAGGCTAGAAAGAGTATGTTTTTACTATATCAGTGGGGCGTTTGGTGCACTGCGCACGCCCGCCGTGACCTTGAGGACGGAATACGTTTGGTACACGATAGTGGAGATTTATTTATATACACTGATACAGACTGTGTTAAATATGTAGGTAATAAAACAGACTGGACCAAGTTAAATACGTTTATAGAGGAAACCAGCCGTAAAAATGGAGGTGTTGCGAAAGACGTGAAAGGCAAGGAGCATGTTTTAGGAGTTTTTGAAAAAGAGGATACAGCCTTGCAATTTATAACCATGGGGGCTAAAAAGTACGCTTACATAACATCTGATGGAAAATTGAAAATAACTATAGCTGGTGTGCCTAAAATAAAAGGTGCAGGAGAGCTGGAAAATGCTGGAGGTTTGGAAGCATTTAAACCTGGATTTATTTTTAGGGCTGGGAAGCTAGAGAGCGTTTACAACGATTTAGATAGTCCGGTACCGTATCATACATCAGACGGGCATGATATTATGATTACTCGCAATTTATATTTAAGGCCAACCACCTACGAATTGGGGTATGGATCCGACTATATAAAATTGTTGGACAGTCTGGATGCCAAAACAAAATGGTTATATAAAATTAATGGAAAGCCTTGACAGCGATGCAAAAAAGTCTTATAATATAAATAGCTTCCGAGGATGTAGGGTGGTTAGGGATGGTGGACAGTTGTAGGAAGCTATTTAAATTATATTTATTAATAGGAGGAGAAACATTGACAAAAAAAGAAGCTAGGGGTTGCATAACCCGAACGGTAACGAGGTATACTGTGACAAATGTGGCTACTGGGGAATGTGTGGATTTTGAAAAACTTCCCACTCCAATGAAAATGGCTAGAATGTATCCGGAGGGATATGCAGTTGAAACGGTAAATAAGCTGTATGCGTTGCCGATTGAAACATTTATGCAGTACGCCCAAGAGGTAACAGAATAATATTAAGGAGGAATAACATGAACATTTTAATCTCAACGAGAGAATTTAACAGGAAAGAGAAATACAATCTGTATATCAAAGGAGGGAAGTCAATTAAAGACCTTCCTGAAGGAACCGAACTGGATATTGCAGGATACACAATTTATGAGGATGAGAATAGTAAGGGTGGTAATGTTGTTATCACAGCACTGCTCTTGTCTGACGGAAGTGTGGTGTCCACTTCAAGCGAAACTGTCCGCCGTGAATTGGGAAACATTGTTACAGGTCTTGGCATTGATTTTGATGTGGAAACTCTAAAAGTAGTAACAGCAAGGGGCGTATCAAAGAATGAGAGAAAATATAATACAATCGAATATGCAGGATGAAATATATCTCCCGTCCGGCTATGTAAATATGGGGCTGTCATATGACAGTCCCTTTTGTGCATGGATAGGGGCGAGGGGAATTGGAAAGACTTACGGGGCGATAGAAAATGAGCTGGAAGCAGGACGCACGTTTTTATTACTGCGCAAGTCGCAGACGCAAAGTGACATAATTGCTAAACCTGAGTTCAGCCCATTGAAGCCAAACCTGGAGGCTAGGGGCGCATTATATAAACGGGTATCGCTGGCGAAGCAAATATCAGGCTACTACTATTGTGATGAAGATGATGAGATAATAGACCCCCGCCCGATATGTTATACGGCCGCATTATCAACTTTTAGCAACCTAAGAGGGTTTTCGGGTGTGGACATTAAAACGATTATCTATGATGAGTTTGTGGGCGAACCAACGGAAAAGCCACTTAAACATGAATATCAAGCACTTATGAACTGTTATGAAACTATCAATCGTAACAGAGAGTTGCAAGGTCAACCCCCTGTCAATTTAATAATGACCGCTAACAGTTTTGATATAGCGAATAACATTTTTATGGGGTTGGAAATTGTAAATGATGTTTATCAAATGTATGTTGATAAAATTAGTGTAAAAAAATGGCCGGAACGAGGTTTGCAAGTATTTTTGCCTACAAAATCGCCAATATCAAAACGTAAGGCTGAAACGGCGCTATATCGCCTAAACCGAGGAAGCGATTTTGAAAAAATGGCGTTGGAAAACAGTTTTATTTACGACTATCCAGAGCAGTTAGGCAAGCGGCCTTTGGTCGAGTATAAAGTATTATGTAAAATTGGAGAACTCTCGGTTTGTGCTCATAAGTCTAAGAATGAATATTACGCAACTTGCGAAAAGACGGGAGGATCTAACTCGGTGTTTACAACTGATGATCGTGACGTTGAGCGGGCCAAGATTGCGTTCCCGTTTTTCCGTATGTTTCACATGGCCAGAAAAGTCACTTTTTGCGACTATGTATCTCAAATACTTTATGAAAAATTTTTTTGCTGATTGACTTTCACGCTTTAAAGTGGTATAGTCTAATTAAGGCGGGAGCGGCAACCCAAGGCCCGGAAGGCCGCCGCTGTACGGGGGCGTACAATACCCGCCTAAAATAAATGATAAGGTGGTGAGTGTATGGATTTTCAGGCCGTCACTACGGCAATCGGGAGTTTGGGGTTTCCGATTGTTGCCTGTTGCATCATGTTTTATTTAAATTTTAAAATGCAAGAGAAGCATGAGCAAGAAATGGCAAAAGTCACAGAAGCAATAAGTAACAACACAATAGCGTTGACAGAACTCACCGCTAAAATAGGAGGAATAGGAAATGAAAATTGATGATATTATCGCATTAGCAAAAGCAGGGTTTACGATGGAACAGATCGGGGAACTGAACAGGATTTTAGCACAGCCTGAACCGGAACCAGCGCCAAAGCCTAAACCGGAACCAGCGCCAAAGCCTAAACCGGAACCAGTTCCAGAGCCTGAACCTGCTCCCGCACCACAGCCTTATCCCGCGAAGGACTATCAGAAAATTTTTGAGGAACTGACCGGAATTAAACAGGCAATCCAGCATGGGAACATTGGAGCGGACAGCTTTACAAAACCGCAAAGAACTACTGATGATATTTTAGCGGATTTAATTAATCCGCCGAGGAAAGGAGATAAATAGATATGGCTAACACTTTAGCTTTTGACGATTTGAGCACAGTGCTCAATTCGATTGTTAGACAGGCTACAGGGCAAAATGTTTTAACCGCCACAGACACCTCAAGCTTTGTAGCGCAGGCGCAGACCGCTCTGCTTACTGGCTATGATACGCTCGCAACGTCTATTAGCCAGGTACTTAGCAAAACTATTTTTTCCGTGCGGCCATACAACCGTAAATTTGGTGGGCTTTATGCGGATGCCGTAAAATGGGGCAATCACGTCCGCAAACTGACATCGATTGACAAAGATTTTGAAACTGACCAGCGCTACACTCTGGCCGAGGGGGTTAGTGTGGACCAGTATAAGGTTAGCAAACCCCAGGTATTGCAGACCAACTTTTACGGAGGACAGCCCTACCAGAAACATTTAACTATTTACCATGACCAGCTCGATCAGGCTTTTACAGGACCTGACCAGTTCGGCTCATTCATCTCCATGGTGTTGCAGAACGCCAGCGATCAAATTGAACAGGCTCATGAAAACACGGCAAGAGGCGCTGTGGCAAACATGATAGGAGCTAAGATTGTGGGAGATACTACAAATGTTATCCATCTAGTGGCTGAGTATAACGCTTGGATTGGAGGAGATAGTGCTCTCACTTTGCAACAGTTACGTAGCCCGGCAAATTATCCGTCATTTATCCGCTGGGTTTACGCTCGTATGATGACGATTGCCGACCTGATGACTGAGAGATCTACGAAATACCATCTTAACTTGACAACAGCAACTCCCGAAACATACATCAATCGACACACTCCCTACGACCGAATGAAAATGTATATTCTGTCAAGCGAAATGAATAACATTGAAGCCGAGGTGTTCTCTCAGACATTTCATCCTGATTTTCTGCGGATGGTTGACTATGAGCGAGTTAACTTCTGGCAGTCCATTGCTAGCGGCGATCAGATTAATCTTACACCGTCATACATTGACACGGCCGGAGTGGTTAAAAAGGGATCTGACACGGCAAAGGCGAATGTGTTCGGAGTCCTGATGGATGAAGAAGCCGTGGGATATACCATGATTAATGAGTGGAGCCAGAACACTCCCTTTAATGCGGCCGGAGGTTATTACAATCAGTACTGGCACTTTACCGACCGTTACTGGAACGACATGACGGAAAACTGTGTAGTATTTTTACTTGACTAAGTGAGGAGGTGCGGGCATGGCGTTTACAGCAACTTTTTACAATTTCAGCAAGCGGGAAAACTCAACCGCCATACCGTCTGTAGACGGTAGTGATTTTAACGTTGTGTTAAAGGATAATTGCAGTGTTATGAGCCCCCGACTTGAGTTAAATGTGGACGCCATGCCCTCTTTTAATTATTGCAAGGTAGACGCTTTTTCAGGGCGCTACTACTTTATCAAAGAGTGGGTATGGGAACGACCGTATTGGGTGGCATACTGTGAGGAGGATGTGCTGGCTACGTGGCGCACCACTATTGGTAACAGTAATCAGTATATTTTACGGTCTAGCCACACCTGGGACATGAACGTAGTTGACAAGTCATATCCCGCAAAAATTGGCGTCAGCTATGCGGAGACAAGTGTCAAGCTATCAAGCGAGTGGGTGACTGCCCCAAACCTAAGTCAAGGATGGTTTGTGATAAGTGTCATAAACGGGGAAAACTCCTCGGGAAGCTACGGTGGTGTCAGCTATTACGCCTTGCAATACGCCCAAATGCGCAACCTGTTGGCGTATATGTTCGATGATGCTGAAGCTTGGGAAAATATTGAGGATTTAAGCGGGGCTTTAGCTAAACCATTTTTAGATCCCATGCAATATATAACCAGCTGTATGTGGTTTCCAGTACATTTTAATACAGCGGGAGTTGCCGCAGAACCTGTAAAGTTTGGTTTTTGGCAGGCGACTAGTGACATTACAGGGTATCCAATAGGCGGGGCTAATACGGCCATGTGGGACAGCACTCTTTTAACACTCGCTAGGCCGTCAAGGTCTGATAGTAATATCCGTGGAAATTGGTTATATCTAGAGCCGTTTGCGCATTACAAATTAGTATGTTTTCCGTGGGGAGAGTTTGACATTCCTGGGAACCTTGTCAGCTCTGGTGGAATACGGTTGAGAGTTTTAATTGATTTTATAAGCGGAACCGGAACGTTATTGGTATTTAATAACATTTCTGGCACTAGTGGAGGTCCTTACAATCAAGCGATATTTACGCAAGATTGCCAAATTGGAGTTCCCATGGCCCTGTCACAAATTTACACACGATATAAACCGTCACAGGTTGGGGATTATATGTCAGGCTTGCTGTATGATGTTGTAAGATTTTACGGCATGGGCGCAAGCTCTGACGTGGGTAGCTGTGTGGAGCAGTCAGCTACAACTGTAAAAAGCGCAGGAAGCAGTGGCGGAATTGTGCAGGCGAGTTATATGTCTGGCACCGCATATTTACAAATGTCATATTATAATGCGGCAGACGAAAACTTAACTGACCGTGGTAGGCCACTGATGAAAATAAAACAGATAAGCGATGTTCCGGGGTTTATCATATGCGCAGACGGCGATATTGCGATTGCTGGAAACGCCGAGGAAAACCGGCAGATTAAACAATATTTGACGGGAGGGTTTTTCTATGAATGAGGATAAAACTGCATACAGTATGTTACAATTACCAGAAACCATAGGTGTTGCAATTGCTGTCTGGTGTGGGCATTACGGGGTTAGCCCTGAGAGGGAGAGGCTGTTGGCTGAAGATGGCTACAATCCTGAAAAAATCCAGGAATGTGTGAATGATATTGGGAAGCTGGTGGAAAAGTATGGATAATATTTTGACATATGGGTTATGCGGTATTATGATTTTCCTAATTATTACTATCATAGCCGGGGACGGTGATTATTAATGGCGTTGGAGTGGATTTATAAAATCGGAGGTAGCGGAACGTCCTTAACCCAAGAGGAGCAGGATAATAACGCTAGATGCTTTTACGGGCTAATGACCTCGAATTATAACTGGCATCTTAAGGCAATCGCTGGTGCGCTCGGATGTTTTCATGAAGAGTCTCTCATCAACCCTGGGGTCTATGAAACCTCGCACGGTGGTGATTTATCCAATTTACCATACTTTCCGGGAGGCATGGGTATCGCTCAGTGGACGGACTACCCCGCTTATGCGGGTACCTACCCTAATCCCTTGCCATGGTCCGCTGACAGGCAGGGAGAGTTGTGGTACAATGGCAACTTCCAGGGATGGCTTCTGACAAAATGTGACGACCCTAACTATACGTCCATGGGATATGGGCAGGGGCCTCGTTGGGGCTGGCAAACGTCCTCGACATATCCATCAATATCATTTAGTAACTATATTACAAATGATACCATGACAGTGGAGCAAGCTTGCGAGTATTGGTTTTTCTGTCTTGAGTGGCATTACTGGGATGTGCCAGCTGGCTATCTGGAGAGCCGTAAAGAGTGGGCTAAATACTACTATGAGTATCTGACAGGGCAGAACCCGGAAGTTCCGGGAGGAGGAGGGACTCCTGTAGACCCTGACGACCCTTCAAACAGCCCTTGGTTTTGGTATATGATTTTAGCACGTAAAAGGAGGTGGAGACGTGAGCGAGATAACAGGTAACATTGGAAGCCTACCTGTGCAGGCTGATTTTATAAACGTGTACAACTCTTATTTTAGCCCGTCAACCGTTCATTGCAAAAATACGGGGCTCGTCAGATTTTTTGAGCGCTACTTATTGCAAAAAGCTATGTCACCGTTTAAATACAACCTGCCTGAGAGTTGGGCTAAAAATTACTTTTTGTATATACTCTATTTTTGGGGGTATATTGGCGTTTTAAATACAAACAGATATGGTGTTATATGCCAGGGCGGAGGGTTGTATGGATATAACGTTTTTTATCAGCCTGACAAACTGATTGTAACAAACCCGCTGTTTAAAGGTCGGAGAGTGGAGTGTAAAATAGGACAAAACTGTGAGATCATTAAATTACAACCCGACTGGGGAGGGGTTTATGATATTGTCAGCTATTATGCTGATATTTTGGCAATCTTAGCGGAAGCGGCTGGAATAAACGCTATCAATACAAAAATGGCGTATGTGTTCGGCAGTAAAAACAAAACAGCGGCAGAAACGTTTAAAAAAATGTTCGACCAGGTTCAGGCCGGAAACCCCGCCGTGTTTATTGACAAAACACTGTTTAACGATGACGGCACGCCCAGCTGGATTTATTTCAATCAGGACGTCAAAAGCACTTATATAGTAAGTGACATTCTGGAGGACATGAAGAAAGTGGAAATGATGTTTTGTGAAGATGTGGGAATACCTACAGCAAATATTATCAAAAAAGAACGCCTCATAACTGATGAAGCTAACGCCAACAACTTTGAAGTCAGAGGTAAAATATTAATTTGGCTAGAGTGCGTTAGAGAATCCATGGCCAAAGTTAACAATATGTTTAACCTTAACCTGTCAGTGGAGTTGAGGCCTGAGTTGGATGGGGGTGTGGATAATGGCAACGCTGTCAATCCTGGCGCTATATAATTATGACCAGACAGTGCTGGAGGGTCTTATAAGCAATCTTCCTAAAGCGAGTGCTGTTCCTGTTGATGAGTATCCCGACACTTATGTGACACCTAAGGACATTGATGCTAATGCACTGATTGACAATATCATTATCGATTGTGCCGAATTAGAGTTTATGTATCCTGAAATATCGCTTGCTAAGCAGGCCATAACTGCTTGGGCGACAGGAATGTCACACAAATGGCAAAAATTATACAACACCTTATGGTTAGCGTATAACCCTCTCTGGAATAACTGGAGAAGGTTTAACAGCCAGAGAGATGTTACTAATACCGGGAATAACACTGAGACTCGAAATCTTACAAGTACAAAAGATATTACGCGCAATGCGGAAACAACCGATGAAACAGAATATACAAGCACAAATACTCGAACTGATGATTTGACACAATCAACCGATAGCAAATTAAATGTGGCGGCTTACAACAGCGCTAGCTTGGAGCCTCGAGAGGGAACAACCGCTATTGTAACCAACTCAGGAACTGTAAAAACAGATGATAGTGGTAACGGCACTGTAACAAGTTCCGGAAATGAAACTGTAGAGGAAAGCGGCACCAATGGCGGCACCGTAAAAACTGACAGTACTAATACAAATTCGGATACTTATACAGAGCAAACGGAAGGAAGTATTGGAGTTATAACAAGCGAAACGATGTTGCAACAGGAGCGGGAAGTGGCGCTGTTTAACATATATGACATTATTACAACTGATTTTAAAAACAGATTTTGCCTATTAATATATTAAGGAGGTTGAGACATGGGACTTTTTGAACATTTTCCGTATACTAATTTCCATGAATTAAATCTTGACTGGCTTTTGAAAAATCAAAAAACACTACAGCAAGAATTACAAAACATAGACACGCATATAACACAAATTGTACAGGACTATTTACAGAACGTGGAGTTTAAAGCTCTTTATATACCTGAAACTGAAACTATAGTATTAAATTTTGAAGAGTGAGGGTTTTTATGGCTGATGTTACAAATTTTAAAATTGGGGAAAATATATACAATATAAAAGACACCACCGCTAGAAATGCGGCAAGCACTGCGCAGAGTACGGCGAAACAGGCAGAGTCAACAGCTAGCACTGCGCAAAGTACAGCAAATAGTGCCAAAACAGCGGCTAGCACTGCGCAAAGTACAGCAGATAGTGCCAAAACAGCGGCTAGCACTGCGCAGAGTACGGCAGATAGTGCCAAAACTATAGCAATTGGTGCATATCCCGTTTATATTACGACGAGCGAATGTATAGAATTTAATAGTAAACCGGAGGTTTAAATATGGCTGATGTTACTAATTTTTCACTAGGAAACACACAAGTAAACATTAAAGATAGCGTTGCCCGTAATTTCGGTATACGAAACAAAACTCGAAACATTTTACTTATTGGAGATAGCTATCTACAACGGATGCAAAACTACGCCCAGTGTTCTAACAAATTCGAAACTATTTTTAATAAATGCTACGTCTCTCCATACGGCGGGTACGGTTTCGCTACGCCGGATGAACGTAACTATGCTACCGTGATAAATACTATCGACACATCCAGCAAATTTGCGGCAACTGAATGCACCGATGTTGTATTTGTCGGAGGATATAACGATCGTATTTACGATGTTAATACTATTATATCAGGCGTGAGCAGGAGCGTATCACTTGTAAAAAGTAAATTTCCTGAAGCTAATATATACATTGCTGAAGCTGGATGGCCTACAGACCCGACACAAAGAGCGGGATGTCGCAACGCTATATCAGCTTATCAATCAGCGGTAAAATATGGATGCGGATTTATACCTCTTTACAAATCTATGCATAAATACAGTAATTTTGACACGAATGATGGATTTCATCCAAATCCAACAGGGGCCGAAAAACTGGTATGGGATCTAATCGGGTATCTAATATCCAGAGAATATACGCCATATACAGGAGGAGTACAACTTCCGGTAACTTGGACATATACTAATTTTAAACCAGGTATCGCGACATATTTTAATAATGATTATGTGCAATTACGATCATTGGGTGGCCTTTTCCAACCCTTATCAGGTATTACATGGACTGGATCACCTACGGACGCTCATGTAATTGGAACGTATAAGAAGACATCATATTTTCTGGGCGGGCCGTCTACCGAATACATGAACTATACTCTCCCCATGTGGGTTAGGGATAGTACATCAGGTGGTTATACGCTGATGGCTGGAATATGGACATTCACAGATACCGAGGTTATGCTTCAGCTATCTAATATGCAGACTGACGGAGGCAACTATAAGCCAGTGACGCCATCAGCTATTGTGATGCCCTCTATGGAATTTACCTACCCGCTACAGTATTGCTAATATTCAGAATATTCAGACAATTCACAATAGTTCGGTTCCTAACAATGTTTCACATGAAACGTTCCTGCCGTACTTGGGCTACTAAGGCGGCGGGCTTATCCTCCTTTATTCATATATGGGCCTGCTTGGATATTCAGTCGAGTATCTGGGCGGGCCCAATATGATGGGCTGACGCTTTAGTGCGTTAAATCGGTGAAGTGATAAAGTATTAGGTTGAGCTGACTGGAGTTAGTTATAACTACCCGAATGTATGTTCGTAAAGTTTGTTAA